GTGTTAAGAACCATAAGATATCTTTATATTCTTTAATAGTGAAGGCTCAAGAAACTTATCTTTAATCTTAAAATTGTAAATCTTATATGTTCCCTTTCTGGTAATTTTAAGAGACCCTGGAACATAAGCCTGTTCTTTTTTAAGTTTAACAATTGCCTGTTCTTTCTTATCATCTGTCTTAAACTTAAAATCATCTCTAATTATGTCTATAAAACTTAAAGGTCCAGAAGAATAAATCGCGCGATGGCTACCATAAATATCCGCATCGTTGTCTAATCCCGAATAGATTTGGGTAAACCCCTCCGTATCATCCATATCGAGCTCGATTCTCATTTGATTTTTAGCAAGGGGTTTTTCTGCTTCGGTGAGAACAGGTGCTTCGGAGATAACAGAGGCAGCTGCCTCGGCCAGTCTGTTGATTTTAACTATGTCGTTTTCTAGGATGTTCATGTTAGTTATTTGGCCGAGACTTCACGAAGGAATTCGGCGAATAGATGAGCTTTAGTTTCGGCAATCTGAGAAGTGCTCATTTTCTTCAGACGCGTTTTGGCCTTATCTGCAGCAACTGCGATAATCTTGTTATTCTCAAAAAAGTATTCCATACCTTCCATGATACCGTTCACAAACGCACCAGGAGCAGATGGATCTTGTACAATGTCAATCGTGGAAAGAATAAAGTCATCTTTCACAACCGAGTAACCTTCCTTCTGGTCAACTGAACCCATACCGCGAGATGAAACACCAAGTTTCACTCCACCATCAACAAGACCCTTTACAATCTTGCCCATGGGTGTATCGAGGATCAAAGCCTTTCCATATACATCGGAACCTTCAAACTTAAGCTCGGTAATACGGTGAGAAACCTTATCGAGGTTAATTGAAGGACCTTCGGGGTGATTCAGTTCTCCAACCGCACGGCCAGTTTCAACTTGCTCCTTTACATACTTTTCAACGGCATTCTTGAGTATGTTCTTTGGATAAACACGAGCATTGCGGTTCTTGACATCGCACTGCATGAATACGCCTTCAATGAAGACATTCTTTGTTGAACCCTTTCCCTCAGTAAGATACTGAATGGAATTATCTAAAAAGGAAGTGATGAGTTTCATGAAGTCTTATTGAAGATCACATTGGCCACTGAGGCCTTATGGGCATCCAATGCCGCATTAAGTTTTTCTTTAATGACTGTATCAAACGCAGCAGCACTGGCAACTTTGTCGCCCTTAATGACCGCGGTCACTAAATTACGTGTTAAATCTTTCATAGTTTTATTTATCTAAATTGATGTTTAGACATCAGGTATTTCTGGTAATTCTTCTTCAGGCTCTAATTGTCTTGTTTTTCTGCCGGAAGGTCCTAGACGAAAGTCCGCAGGAATATTAGGTTTGGAACCTTTTGGTTTGGCTCCTGCTTCTCTTTCAGGAGTCTCCTCTTCAGGAGGTGTCTCATCATCTGGAGTCTCTTCTGAGGGGGTTTCCTCGGCTGGAACTTCCTCTGGTGCTTCTGGTTCTCCAGCTTCTTTCTTTATCTCCTCAGCAATACGAGTAATGTCCTCATCGGTCTGACCAAGAATAGTCTGGCGTGCCCATCTTTCCGAGAAGTATTTTCCAATCATACCTTCAACAGAAGAGAACATATCAAGGCGCTCTTTCAGAATCTCGAAGTTCTTTAGTTCAGAGAAGTAGTTATCTCTTGAATAGTCAATTGAAATGTTTTCCTTAATATCTGACCAATCATCTTCGGTAATGATTCCTTTCAGAAGAAGCTGGATACGAAGTGCATCAATAAAGATATATGAGAACTTACGGCGAATACGGTCAATAAACTTCTGGAATGTCACCTCTTCACGAGAGATTTCAGTTGAACGCCCAATGGAGAATCCTGCCTCTGGATCCAAACGTGTCAGAGGAACATTCAGAGACTTATAGAGTTTACGCTGGAAGTAAACAATGTCATCAATTTCTCCTAGGTTCTCACCACCGGGTAGTGTATCAATCTCGGTTCCTTTACCACCCTCACGGCGAGGAAGCCAGAAGTCCTCGAGGATCGACATATGTTTACGGTCGTCAACAATTTCACCCGTCGTGGCATTATAGACAAGCTTGTTACGATACTTGGACATAATACTCTGAACATACTCTTCCGCTTTACCCTTGGGAAGATTACCCACATCAATATAGAAAATACGGCGTTCGGGAGCACGAGCAAGGCGGTAAATCACCAGTGCATTCTCCATCATGTTTACTTCATTGACAAGTTTGATGGCCTTATGAAGATAAGAGATCACATGTGAACGAGTTGAATCAAGCATACCCGAGGGGATATAGATGATTGAATTTGGATCCATCTTGATACCCTCAACACCTGCACCTGTTACAATTGTGGCAGAGATAGAAGCGGTAGTGATACTCTCGGTATAAACAAAGTATTCAGCAACGGTCTTTTCATACTCGACACGAGTTGATGGATCCATCACCTTTTCAATCTCACGAATCTTACGAACACGAAGAGGATCAATCTGGCGAATCTCTTTAATGCCATTCTTAGGATTCTCTGTATCAATTACGATATGATAGAAAAGTCTTCCATCGATATACCAGTGACGAAAAATATCGGCTCCATCCTCGGAGAAATTAAGCAGTCGGTTAACGACCTTGAATTCATCGGTGATCTTCTTCTTGATCTCATCCGACATATCCAAATCATTCAGAGAAAGAGAAACGGGAGAACCTTTATCACCCATGTAAATTGCTTCATTGACAATGTGTGCAATTGCCATATCACACTCGGGCTGTTCTGCAGCCATACGGTATTTTTGAATCAGGTCTAGATCATTATGAACAGCTGCTCCTGAGAGGTCGAGGTATTGGCCAAAGTATCCTCCAGAATTAACAACAGATGCACCATCTGATTCAACTCTAGGAATTGGAGAAAGCAACTTGTCATTGCCTTGCTTTTCTTGGTCTCCATTGATCGAACGTGATATTTCAAAACCGAATAGTTTCATATCAATTATTTATAAAGAAAAAAAAGGTGAGGAGACCATTCTCCCCACCTTTATGAGAACAGAATTATGTAGTGGTATTGGATTCCCAATACTGATAATTGATCGCAACAGTGAACTCTTCGATTGCATCATTGGTCTCGAAGTTGAGATCAATTGCAGAGATTTCTGTTGGGAATGTTCCACGGAATGTATATGACTTAACAACTTTACCTTCACGGTCAAGCTGTTGGACGGTCATATCGGTTTGATAAGAAGCAGGGTTAGATGAACCGGCATTTGCTACGTGCTGGTTAATGTAATTCATCCATCTCTCGAATGCATTACGAATCGCCATGTTATTATCATTGATCACGGTAATTGACCATGCCTCGAAGGTTCTGTCTCCAGCGACCTTGAGTTTACGTCCACGGAATGAAACTTCAATTGGTGCAACAACAGATGCAGGAAGGTTAGTTCCCTTAATCATGAATGATGCCAATTCCGAATTTCCACCTGCAACTCCAGGGAAGTTACAGATTACCTTAAAGAGGTTGGCGCGAGCGCCCCCTCCGACTAGCTTTGCTTTAAAATCGTCTACGTTGAGTGCCATAATAGTTATTCCTTATTTATATTACTGTCCGACAATTTCGGAGAATTCAACACCAGTGCGAGTTGCAATGAAGTTAAGAGTAATGAAGTTAATTGAACGAGCGGGTTTGATATAGATGTCAGCCACGAAACGGTTAGAGTCGATGACCTGTCCAGTGTTATTTGTTTCATCACAGACCACGAGGAAGTCGGTGACGCCACGACGACCCTTTACCTCACGAAGGAAAGGTTCAACCATGTTACGGAACATGGCACGTGTGAATTCATCATTGAGTTCAAACAGTTGATATTTGGCTGCGGTAGCAACGGCCTTCTCCAAAGTAATAAAGAGGCGGCGAACATTGATACGGTCAAAGGCAGAAGGTTTAGCCTGTGCGGTTTTGTCACCGAAAAGGAGAATACCCTGACCTGGGAACGAAACAATAGGATTGATGCGTGCTTTGTAAATGGTATCACGATCAGCTTGTTTTGGATTAAATGCAAGCTTTGTAACACCAAGAAGATTACCGCGGTTATAACCGGCAGGAGAGAACCAAGGTTCAGATACGTTGTCGGTATTGGCACAGAGACCAGCCATATGTCCGCAAGCAGGAATCCAAACATAATTGTCGGCATACTTGTTATACACATACAGAG